ATATCTTTCCGATTCAGGTAGTAGGAGAACAAATTCTCGTCGCCGAATTTCCATGAAACATGAAGCCACTGCGCCGCGCGCGTGAGAAGCTTCAATGTATCAATCGCCGTCGCTAGTGCTGCCACGAATGGTGAGATCGCCGATGCGGCCAGGACTTCTCCAAGCTTGATATCCGCGCGCTGCGAAGTCGCAATAGACCAAACGTGGAGCAACTGGAACGACTGCGGCGGTTGCCATCGCATCCCGTTCCAGAAGAACACGCCAACCCAATCGATGAATTGAACCGCGATATAGCAGACAACTCCGAAAATGAATGAGTAGACGACATATTTGAAAGTGCGCCAACTCGGGCTGTGGCTCGCAATCTGATCGCAAACCACGGTCGCAATAAGTCCAGGAAACAGAATTACGGCAATCGAAATTACAAGGTCGTTCATTTCCCCAACATCCAATGGTGTGCCCCCTATATCCAATTCATCGGTGCACTGACTATGACTGTGACTTTACGCCTACAACCCTTGCAATAGAAGCCCTGTACGGCCCTCCACAACGGGATTTGCCCCGCGTCGGGCTTCATCTTCTTTAGTTGGTAGGCGTGCATCTGCCGGAAGTGGGAGCACGATTGGCATGTGATGATGACCGGCATGTCCGCGAACACGGCTTGTTCAACGGTCGTAATGGGACCGTGATAGCGGCGCAATCCCATGAAGACGCTCTAATCGACATCAACTCGCCGCGCCGGTCGAAAGCCTTCCTGTTCGCATCGCTTGCGTTCTTCGCGTTCCCAATCTTCGTCGGTCATGATGCGATAGCCGTTGATACCGCGATTGACGAAGCGGCGCATGATCTCTGCGCGTGCCTTATCATTATCCAATAGCTTTGATCGCAACGCGGGCGGCGGCTCTGTTTCGTAGCCATCCGGCGCGTCGTCAGTCTGCGTGATCGTGAGCACCATGTCGCCGTTGAAGCGGCCGAAGCCGTATTCGCATCGTGCGAACGCCATCATGCGCGCGAACGCTTCCGACAGCGTGAGGCCGGAGCCTTGTGCGCCTTCGTCGTCAATGACCGTATAGCCCATTGATCCCGTCTCCCTTGCCTCTGGTGGGCGTTTTGGGTACAAGAACAATACGAGAACCATTTCGGGGGCGTGTCAAGATAGATCGCAACGACGCAATCGTGTTCTCCATTCTTGGCGGCGCTGCCGGGTTTGGATTTCTAGGATGGATCATCGCGGCGTATGCAACGTCAGCGACCGTCGCGCAATGGGTGCAAAGCCTGTTGACGCTCTTTGCTATCGCGGTCGCCATTTGGATTCCTCTCCACACTGAAGCCGAAAAACGAGCGCTCCGCGCCAGAGTGTCAGAAGTGATCGTTGCATCTGCGCTACGTGCTTGGCTTCGCGTTGCAGCTTTCGATATTGGCGAGAACTTGAAATTTCGAAGCAGCGGAGAACGCGATGGCGAACGGAAGATCGACATTCCGCCGTTTAACGTGCCACTCGATCAAGTTGCCCAAATGCGACCGCCTTTGGCACGCGATGTCTTGTCGCTATTGGAGCGTAGGGAACGCCGACAAAACGACATCTATGGGGCGCAGTTCTATGGCGATGAAACCGATGGTCTAATGACGTATTTCGAACAAATCGGCCATCTGTTTTGGAGCGCTCGCAGACTTTATCGGGCAATTGCTGCCGATCAAGAATTAGATGCTTTGACCAACCGGCCATCGGAAATTCAAACCGTCAAAGACGCCCAAGAAAGTGCAGCGGCTTACCGTAGGCTCGAAAACCAACAGATTTAGCGAAACGCGTCGTTCGCAGCGTCCAATAGTGCTGGCACGTCGCCCGCCATGTCGAATAACAGCGACCAATCCCGCGGTAGCTTCTCACCGAACGACGCTTCGGCATGAGCCATCGCGTCAAGCATGGCGTTGCAATGCTCGCGCACCTTGCCAACGCGCTCGCGGGTTTCGTGAAGCCACGCCGGATCGCGAAGGACACTCGGCTTGGCGCGCGCTTCATCGGCTACGGCGTCAAGCAAAACACGCGCATGATAGCTTCTATGCCGAGCCGCAATGAGCGCACGCCGGATATCCGGTGACCATCCCGCCGTGTCGTAGTTCTCGGCAATGAGGCTGTCGAGTTCGCATTCGACTACCTCCGCCGTCTGCAAGGCCGCAAGGAACGCATTGAGCGAACGGTTGCGCGCTTTTTCATTCATAGCGACACCGCGGCGAGCAATGCTTCTGCCGCCTGGATAAATCCGGTGTGCGGTGTGCATTTCAAATGACCGATGCACTTGGTCAGATGCTCGCGTGCATCCGCCAGCAATTCACCGCCATCGTGTTCTGCCGTCCACCAACTAAGGATGCTCTCGTGAAGCCAGAGCATCTTGAACGCCTCTGCCGCCATGGACACGTGATAGCGTGCGCGGACAAGCACGCCGCGTATGTCCTTCGCCTGTTCGCGCTCAAGGAAGCCGAGAATGGACGCAGACAATTCGGTAGCGCGATTGCAGGCGCTTTCCATCTTTTCGGTCGTCATGGGATCACCGCTGACGCGAGGCGCGGAATGATGCGCGCTGTGCTGCGTGGTAGAGCGTCAAGAACGTTTGCGGGTCCGTGAAGGCCATATCAACGTGCTTCGCAAAATCGCCGCCCGCCTTTTCGACGTACCCGTTGACGACCTTGATTGCGTCCTGCAATGCCAGGGGGCCACCCAATGCCTTCGACAACACCGCTTGAGACTTCGCGATGTGCATCGCCTGGGCTTCCGGGGCCAAGCTGTTCACGCGCACCGCTTCCCCCACCATTTGGCGCATTGTCTCGCCCGCCGTTGCTTTGGGAAGTTGAAGAGCATGAGCGAACGCCGCGGCGTGTTGCTCCACTTCAGTGATGACGCCAGCGGGCGCATTCGCATCGACCACGGAACGCAAGTTCATGGACGGTAGATAGCCGTCTGGTGTCGCGTGGGCGGTGTCTCGTTCATCGAACTTGCGCTCCACATCGGTGCGCGTGTCTTCCGTGATCTCGACATCGCCCGTCTTCGTGATGGCGTTGACCTCGTCCAACGTCGCGCCGTTCTTTTCGAGGCGGTCGAGCAATAGTTGCTGTTCGCGACCGTCGAGGCTGCGATGACCAACGGTGTTATTGAATGCCGACGAGATCGGCGAAGCCGGAGGCGTTGCAGTCTGCCCGGACGCGGGCGCGTTATTCTCTGTGCTCATGGTGTGTACTCCTTACGCTAGGCCATTGGTTTCGACGCCGCGGCTTGGCCGTGCCCGCTGCGCCTTTCGGTCTATGACCAGATGTCGAAGTCAACGTCGCGCGCCATTTGCGTGCCGGACGTGCGCTGCGCGCGTTGCGATCCCAAGATCGTCGGGCGCGCGGATCGCAATTGCATGATCCCGATGCGCGATGCCGACATAAGGTCGTCATTGACCTTCACGATCAATCCGTCCTTCCTATGGTAAGACTGATATTCGTCCTGCCATTCAATGCAGTGCGCGGCCACCTTGAAGCGGTCGCTTCGTATCCGTGTCATCATTTCCATAACGCCCGCTTCGGTGCTGTAGCCGCCGCCTTCAAACGCGGCGTGCGACGGAAGCATGAGCAAGCCTTCGCGCTTGTAGAGGCTTGAAAGCGTCTCGCCCGATCCCTTTTCGCGTTGATTGCCGTCGTGAGGCCACGCGACCTTGACGTTGGCCGCAATGGCCTTCATGCGCGCGGCGTGCTGCGCCGGTATGGCATTCTTCATCCGCACTTCCGCGAGGATGTAGACGACATCGTTGTCCCGGTCGTGCGCGAGAAGGACCGCGCCGAAGCTGTGACCAATGCCGAAGTCGATAGCCCATAGGAACGCCCATCCGCGCGTATCGAGCGGGCCAACATCGCGATGCACGATCTCGTTTCCGACGATGCGCAATGGGACGACAAGATCATCAACCAGCACGTCGAAGACTGCGCCGGAACCCAATAGCGGGAGGCCGTCGATACGTGCGCGCTTCTGATGATCGGGGAACGTCGCGAGCAAGGCGCGCTGGCGTTCGGGATCGGCAAGGTGGGCCGCGTCCGTCATTCTCATGCGGACGACAACGCGGCTGCGCATCGCCTCTGCGCTGCGCTCCTGGAAACGCGGGAGCACTTGCGCAAGACCGTTCAACGGCGTGAAGGTCGCGAAGTTCAAGCCATCCGTGGCAATCGTGCGCGCAAGCCCTTCAAGGTAGAGATCGAGCGACGGTTCTGCCACCAAATGAAGTCGAGCGTTGCGCCCTGGAATTTCTCGCGCCCTTGCTCATAGGACTTGAACGACAGTTCCGAAATGCCGCCACTGGCGTGCTGCACCTTGACGGTGTCGATTGCACCGCCTGCACCATGGCCCAATATCTTGCCGACAAGCAGCGACTTCGGGATCATGCCGGTGCCCCACGCGCTTTCATCGCCAGGAGCGCCCAATAGTTTGCGTTGCTGAATATCGCGCACCGCGACCGCGCTTTCGCCCGCCGCCCATCCGCGCGTCGGATGGTCGAAGCGCCTGCCCGGCCACCAATCGGGATATAGCCCCGTCAGATGGATTGCCGTCATATATGCGCCAGCTTCGGACTTGCCGACTTGGTTGCCTGCCTGCAACACGACTTCGGAATGATCCTTGGTCGCGGCGATGAACTCCAATTGCTTCGGATACGGTTTGAAGGCGCGCAATTTGTTCTCACGCTTCGCGCGAGCTTGCGCCTCAAGTGTCTTCAGCAATTCTTCCTTGCGCTTGCTCATTGATCGAACTCCTTACGCGAAGATATCCAATAGGTCGGGGAACGTTTGCGCCGCTGCGTAGCGCGCCTTCTGTTCGGCCGTGCGCAGCGCCTGACGCTCGGCTTTCAATCGTGCGCGCTCCTCCGGCGATGCATGGCGGAGTGCCGTGCGCCGCTCTTTCAAGCGCTGTTGCTCCGGCGTCGGCGGCGGCTTCACTTCTTCGAACTCGCCGTCGATCACACGATCCGGTGCCACCAGCATCTTGCGCGCTTCGACTTCGGGCAGGCCAAGTTCGCGCGCCAATTCGAGGATGCGACGGTCAAGCTGTTCTTCCGACATCTGGTGCGTGACGGTGACGTGGCTTTCGCTGACGGAGCCGAGACCACAGCGATTGAGAATTTCGATTGCGGCGCGTGCGCGGTCCTTTGGTTCGTTCTTTTTGTTGTCGCGAATTTCGATCAATGTGCGGATGCTATTGGGACCTTCCGCGCGCATAAGCTTCCGGCTCTCTTCGGCGATGGCCGCTTGAATTTGTTCGTTGTGCTCCAGGCGATAGCCTTGCGTCTTCGCGACATCGGGATCATCGGCCGAATAGCCTGCGGCTCGCGCCGCCTTGCTTCGGTTCAATCCATGGAACACGCGCGCGACGACGTATGCGCGCATCGACTGCGGCAGCGCGAGCATCGCGGGGCCTAGCCCATCTTCGGGCACACGGATGGAAGGCAAGATCGTCTTTCTGGTCATTTGTTTACTTCGGTGAATGAATGAGTTTCGTTTCGCGCGCCTCGGCGCATGTC